TTGCTTCTTAATCGTATTGATACATTCATCAACTTCAATCAAGCTTGTTGCATCATTACCATTTTCGGTAACAGATTCTGATAAGAATGATGCTTTCATATATCCCTTAAAGGATTCTTCTTTAAGCTTTTCAGCACCAATTTGCTTTACAGCTTGATAAATCATATCAAGTTTATTTGCATATGTAATATTATCTTCATCATATGCTTTTTCAATTTCAGCAGCACATTCATTGAGCCATGACTTAATTTCGTCAGAACTCATTTCGACAGGAGTTACATCTAAATTTAACATATTTTTAAGCCCTTCTAATTGTTTTATAATATTTATAGTTTTAGTTGTTATAAATATATAAAATATTCTGTTTATTTCAGTGAGATTTTTATGTTTATTAAGATTGGTGATACATTCAAGAAATTCGATGGATTTCAGAAGAAATCAGCTGAATCTGTCCATATAATATTTGATAATTCTGAAATTACATGTTCTTTAGATCATAGGTTTAAAACACCTGATAATCAAGACATTTATGCAAAAGATCTTAAACGTGGTTCTCAAGTAAAGAATAGTACGTTTGATATAAGTCAAGTTGTTCAGATAGAAGAGGTAGGAGTTAAGACAGTTTATACTCCTCTTAATATTGATGGTGCATTGTATGAAACGACCAATGGAATTATTCATCATAACTGTTCATTCATTGGTTCTTCTAATACATTAATTAGTGGTAATGTTCTTGAAAAACTTGTAGAAATGGAACCAATCGAGGTTCTTTATGAAGATTTGTCATTATCGATTTATAAGAAGCCAGAAGCTGGACATTTCTATTTGATGGGATGTGACCCTTGTGCTGGTGTCGGTGGTGACTATGCTTGTATTCAGGTTATCGAAATTAAAGACAAGTATCATATGGAACAAGTTGCTACATATCGTTCCAATACTGTAAAACCTGGTCAGTTTGCAAGAATTATTGATAATGTTTCTAAGATGTATAACAATGCTTATTTCATTATTGAAAACAATGACCCTGGTAAACAGGTTGTAGAAGAAATTTGGTATACGCTTGAAAATCCAAATCTTTTAAATACTGAAAAAGCAGGTAAAGGTTTAGGAACTAAATCTGATAAACGTTCCAAACTTGACGCATGTCTCGAATTACAGAGAGTCGTCGATGCTGAAATTCTTACCATTCATGATGGCGTAACTATTGCAGAACTTTCAAGATTTGAAGAGCAACAGTCTAATGTCTTTAAAGCTGCGAAAGGAAATCATGATGATACTGTTTCAGCTTTATATTGGGCAGTTTATGCTACATTACAACCAGAAATCGATATGGATAATATCAGAATCAAAGAAGAAATTAAACAAGAAGATAATATGACCATTGACATGATGGCTGATGCAATGGAATATAATGATGATTTCTGGAGTGATTTTAAATAATGCCTGCAGTTATTCCATTTGCAAAAATTATTAAACCAAGATTAAAGGTTATGAATGCTGAATCTTCATTTGGCTTATTTCATAGTATTTTAGCAAATTCATTAAATGATTGGTTTAATAGTATTATACCATTACAAAATGGAACTGCAACTGGTGCTGTAACTACACCAGCAGGTTATACTTTTCCATTTGTATATCCAGCATTAAAAGCAAATCTAATTAAAATGTTTTTTAGTGCATTACGTATAAAAATGTGTGCATTTGGTGGTGGCGAAGATTTTTATCCAAAGCTTTTTAATTATATAGGTCAATGTATTAACCAACAAATTCTTTCATGGTCAACAAATCCTATTAGTATGACTGGAATTCCAAATCCGATTAATTTAATTGGTGCAGTAACTCCAGGAACTGGTTTTATTACTACGCATTTTTATAATGTTGGATTGGCATATAAAAATTTAATGAGAGTTAAACAGCCAGATGCAGAAGATGTATTTGATTATACATGGGACCAGTTTGAACTTAAATTAAAATTTGCAATTAATGCAATACCACCATTGGTAGTTGCACCTACAATTGGTTCAACACCAGCAGGTATATTTAATGGTTTAACAACAGTAAAGTTAGTCGTTTAATTCGGAGAGTGAAATGAAATCAGAAGTTCAAAATTTACATAATTATGATAATTTTAACTTTTGGCAATTAGATTTAAATGAATTTCCTTCTAAAGGCCGTTTATATCCAAAGAATGCCAAAATTAAAGCACGTTCAATGTCTGTTCTTGAAGTAAAATTCTTAGCAACATTAACTCCGCAAAATGCAACAAGTATTTGTAATGAATTACTTGAAAAGTGCACAATATTAGAAAACTTGAAATATGAAGATTTAATATTGGCAGATAGAGAGTTTATAATTTTCTGGATTAGATTAAACAGTTTTATTAGCGGTAATGGTTTCAATGTTACAATTCCAGAATGTTCATTATGTAAAGAACCAATTACCCATACTATTAAGTTAATGGATTTAGAATTTATATATCTTGATCATCCATTTGTCAATAAAGTATTACTACCAGATTTAAATTTGAAACTTCCATTAAAAATGCCTAAGTATGAAGATTCAATTTATAGAATAAGAGATGATATTGATGAAGTTTGTTTATGGATTGATAGTGGTAATACAATGGAAGAAAAGTATAGATTTGTTAGTAATTTAACTGCTAATGATTTTATGATATTGAAATCTCATATTGATGATAATTATTGTGGAGTCAAAAAAGAATTTACAATTTATTGTCCAAAGTGTCATAAACCACATAATATAAAAATTGATATTAATGACCAGAATCTGTTTAATAATGTTGATCTTTCTCAGATTCTTGAGACTATTACGAAGATTGCAAAATACTCTAATTTGCAAATTACAAATGATTGGTCTTGGGTTGAAGTTGAAGTTGAACAGCAGATTATTAACAAGATGATTGAAGAAGAAAATCAGGCAAATCAGAAGGAAATTGCCAAGGCAAAATCTCAAATGCCAGCTATGCCACATGGTGGTGGTAAGCCTTCAATGCCTAGTATGCCACACTTCTAAAAAATTCAGAAAAAAGTTTTGTAAATTTTTATTTACAAAAAAATTCTATATTTACAATATAGATATAGAATTTAATATAGGTATAATATGAAACAAGAAAAAGGTGAAGGTTACATTTCAAACAAATACTTACGAGAGTTAGTCGTTAAATTCAACAAGATGAATATCAATGATACTGGTGAATGGTGCGACGCATACGAACGTAAGCTTGAAAACAAGAACAATAAAAAGAGTATTACAGAAGATAAGTATGAAGTTTCTAAGGACTTTATTCAGCGAAAGCGTGAAGAAATTAGAGCTTTGCATGAACGCTATAATACTATGACTCCTGAAGAACGACATAAGTTTAATATGGAATTTGAACAGGTCAAGAAAGATATTTGCGATGCATTCATTAAGGTTATTAATGGTCGTATTATTTCTTTCAAGCTCGTTCAGTCTCCTGCATATGAAGAAATCGATGATATTCGTCAAGAAGCTTTAATGACTCTATTTACCTATATTAACAGATATGACGAAACTCGAAATTCTAGTGCGTTCGCTTTTGTTACACAGCTTATCACAAACGCATTGAATTTATATCTTTCTGAAATGAATGAAAGAAATGAAAAGGAAATCGCTGGTTTGGATTTCTATGAAAATCTTAATACCATCGATGATCCTTACGGAGATGATAATTAAAGGAATTTATGTTAAACGCACATACCGAAAATGTTGATGGCAAAAATATTGCAATAATTTATTGCCGAGATACTTCTGGTTGTTCTCATGTAAGATTGCGTTATAATGCGGAATACATCAATGGTCATGACATTGGTGTTATTCCTGTTTTATTACCTTATTACACTTTTGAACCTCAGTATCTATCACATGCTAAATCTATTGTTTTTCAACGTCCGATAAACAAGATTGATGTTGATTTGCTTACTAGATACAAAGAACTTCAGCCGAAGTTTGGATTCAAGCTCGTTGGTGAATTTGATGACTTAGTTTTCTTAACTGGTGATGCTGATGAGGCAAATGACTCAGTTCCACCATATAATCCAAGTTATGAAGGTGTTCACAAAAATCTCAAAGACATGATGGAAGTTGCAGCAAAGACATTACCAATGTTGGATTTGATTGTAGTTTCTACTCCATATCTTAAGAAAGTTATTGAACGTAAATTTAATGTCAATAATGTATTGGTTGTCAAGAATGTTGTTCCTAGATATTTGTGGAATTTTGAACGTAAGTCAAATATTAAGGAAGATTTAGTAAAGCCAAGAGTTATCTATTCTGGTAGTCCTACACATTATAAACAACCTATTCCTAAAATGCAACCTGGTCAGAATCCGAATTTCCCTAAAGGACATCCTGGTCAGCCAGGAGATAGAGGTGACTGGAATACAGCACTCTGTGATTGGGTTATTAAGAATGTCAAGGAAGATAAGATTGATTTTTATGTAATGGGTTCTTTACCATTCTTCTGGGAAGAAATCAAAGATAAGATTCAATACATTCCATGGGCAGATTCTCATACGTTCCCAAGAAAATTTATGGAAGTTCATGCAGACTTTAGTATTGCATCCATTGTCGATAATCCATTTAATCGTGCAAAGTCTTCATTGAGATTTACAGAAGCATGTGCATGTGGATGTGTCTTTATGGGTAATATTTTTGTAGCAAATGACGACAGTCCATATCGTGAAATACATCCAGAATGTAAGTTTACTGATAAATCATCAGTTCAAGAAATTGACGATATATTCTGGAAACTCTGCAAGAAAGATAAGTATAATGAAATAATGAACTGGCAATATAATTTTATTAACAGTTCTGGTTGTTGGCTTGAGTCAACACAACATCTAAATCAAATGATGTTGATGTTTGATTCGAAAGAACAAGACATTATCTAAACAAAGCGGAGTTGAAAAACTCCGTTTTTTATTAAAAATACAAATTTTATTTTTGGTAAAAATTACTTAACAAATTTTAACTATATTTGAATTACGTTAAATCTTTTAAACAAAGGAAAATGAAATATGAGAGTTATTCTTTCAAATGGTAGACAGTTTATTGTCAAGGTTAGATATAGTACGGAATACAAGCAGACGCATGTTAAGGATGAATTCCAACGTGATGTTTATACAGAATGGGAAGAACATAATACTGCTTTGACTATTACTGAATGGTTCAAGGATGCTAATATGGCTAAGGTTACTGTTACTGGTTTTGCACATTGTAATTATCAGGACCAGTTTAATAAGGAAGTTGGTAAGAGCTTAGCATATTTCCGTGCACTTGAACAGCTCGAAGCACTTAAGATTATTAATGAATATGAAGCTGAAGAACTTGCAAGTTTTAAGCTTAATCATCCAGTCTATCAGTGCAAGAAAGTTGAAAAATCTGTAAAGGTAGGTAAGTAATGAACACAGCAAGATTTGATAGTTCTCTAGCTAACTTCAAGCTTGTTAAGAAGGGTGAAGACATGTTCTGGATTCTTCAGATGAAGGTCGTTGAAGATACAAGCATTCGTTCTTTCCCTCGTCAGTTCCAACAAGATATTGATTTTAACGGTGCATTTGACCAGTCCGCTGCTCAAGATGCATGGGATAAGGTTAATATTCCGCTTGATGCTTATACATTAGAATATAAGGTAACTTTTAGTGATCTTATTTTCCCAG